GGTTTACAAACTGAGGGTTTTGATGAATCTGGTATAACAACTATTGGTCTTGCTAACGTAAGTGGTGGTCATGTAACTAGCGTAACTATCACTAATCCACAATTCTTCTATAAACCAAGAGACATTTATAATGTTGGTTATTCTTCAATTACTGGTATAACAACTATAACCACTGCATTTGCACATAATCTATCTGTTGGTAATGAAGTAGTGGTGTCTGGTATCGCATTCACTTGTGACTACGCCCCAGCTGTTGGAGTTCAAAGTGCAAACTATGATAACACCACTGGTATCATGACAGTAACTACACTCGCTGCTCATGGATTATCTACAACTGGTAAGAGTAGTGATGTAATATTAACTGGTTTGGCGTTTACATGTGGACTTGGTGCTACTGTAAATCATATCTACCCAAGAAACAGAGATCGTTTCTTTGACACTGCAATATCAGTTGCATCAACTACAGCAACCACTATAACTTTAGATGTATCTAAATCTCCTATCGGTCAACAATATACTCACAGATTCATAGGTGCTGCAAGTAGTGCAGTGATACAAGGTGGTGATTATTCTCATACATTCCGATATGCCCTTGCAAACGCAGTGACAACAGGTGTTGGAACACAATTCACACCAACTAATGCGACATATAATGCATCAACTGGAGTATTCGTAATAGATATACCAAATCATGGACTATCTACAAATGATACTGTTGGTATTGGAACGAGTTCAATAGTGTTCTCATGTGAAATGGATCACTATGGAAGCGATCATCCATATCCAAGACCAACTGATCCAATAGCTGGCATACAAACTGCGATCACTGCTGTAACCACTAACACTATCACTATCAATGTTGGTAAATCTGAACTAAACTTCTACGACGTGTCTGACGCTACCTACGCTGCTGATACAGGTGTATTAGTCCTTACTATAGGTGCACACACATTATTACCCGGAAGAAGTATTAAACTTAAGAAAGAGTCACTAAGGTTTACATGTTCTAAGAATAATTATGCAACACAACACAAATATCCAAGAGAGGGTGATCCTATATTTGATGGCACACCAGTTGTAGGTGTTGCGAGTGCAACTCAATTTACTATTAATGCTGGCATATCTACTGTTCCAACACAATATGTTTCTGGTGGATTTATACAACCAGCGTTAATTGCACCAAGAGGTAATAATAACTCAGCGAGTGGCCAAGATCCAGCATTTGATGGTGCTTCAGTGATAAGAGTTTTGAGTGCGACAGAGTTTGAAATCAATAGTGGTATATCAACAAGAGCACATCTTTATGCAAGAGGTGGTAGAGTTGATCAATTAACAAAAATTGTTATTGATGATCCTTTATCATATAGTGACATGCAATTGATTCATAGCACATCTAGTCCCGGAACTTCTGGAACTGAAGCGAGAGCTGATGTTGTGGTTAGTCAAGGATCAACAATTATTGATTTTAAAATAACAAACACTGGATACGGATATGGAATAAGTGAAATATTAACACTACCTCTTACTGGTGCTACTGGCATTCCGACAACACCTAGTTTTGTTGATAACCGAGAATTGAAAATCACAGTAGATGATGTTGCAAGTGATCAATTTAGTGGATGGTCAGTTGGTGAGTTACAGGTATTAGATAATTTCCAAAATTTATTTGATGGTTCTAGAAGAACTTTCCCATTATCAGTTGGTGGTGATACTTTATCAATTCAAGCAGCACCCGGTTCAACAGTAACTGTTCAAGACACTTTATTTGTCTTTATTAATGACATACTTCAAATTCCCGGAGAGTCATATTCATTCTTAGGAGGTAGTAATATCACATTTGATGAGGCACCGAAATTCGAGGATTCATTAAAAATATTATTCTATCGTGGAACTGGTGGTGCCGATGTTATAGACAGAGATGTAATTGAAACTGTTAAAGTTGGAGATGATTTAACTTTAGGATATTCAAGATCTTTAGATCAACAAAAATGGTTGCAAGAAAGTAAGAGAGGGGTTCTTGAAATTACATCATCAAACACTACAGACACAACAACATATGATGGGCCAGGAGTTTTTGAAGATACAAGAGTCTTTAGACCACTCAAGTGGACAAAACAAACTGAGGATAAATTTATAGAGGGTAAATTAGTTACAAAAGATAGGGATTTATATAAAGGAAACATATTCCCCACAACTAATCCAATTCAAACTGTGGGTATTGGATCGACAGTCATATATGTGGTTGGTGCTAGACCATTCTTTAATGCAAAGAATGAAAACTCTGTATCTACAGAATTCCAAAAAAATATTGTCATTGTAAATAATGTTGAAAGATTGGCAGCTGCAGCGACTGCTGTTGTTTCTACTGCAGGAACAATTTCCTCAGTGGCAATATCAACTGGAGGACGTGGATATGATAGCGCACCAGTTGTAACCATAGGAAATCCTGTTGGTCTAGGAACAACTGCTCGCGCGGAGGCAACAGCAACAATATCGAATGGTGTGGTTACAAGTATCACAGTATCAGTTGCAGGAACAGAATACAGTCAAGCAAGTCCACCCGTTGTTTTAGTCGGTGCCGATCCTGTTTTAGAAGAAAATAATACCGTTTTATCATACGCTGGTGACAGTGGTGTTATTAGTGGCATTGGTTCAACAACAATTTCCGGAGTATCCAATCCTTGTTTAATATTTGATCTTGTCATACCTTCAGATTCATTCTTGAGAAATTCAGATATAACTCAAGGAACTACAGGATCTGGTGCTAATAGTGGTATCGTAACATCCGGATTAAATGTAGGTGATTACTTTATAGTAAGTAATTCTAACGTTGATGTTGGAATTGGATTCTCATCAGTTGATTATGACACGGGTTCTGTTGTTGGAGTAGGTACAACATTTATAGATAATGTGTATCGAGTGGCAGCAGTTAATTATTCACATGTTACTGATGCAGTTGGTTTTGGACAAACATCTGTTACTCAAGTGACAGTAGGTGTTGGGACTGTAAATGAAAATTTAGTTGGTCTTGCTGGTAGCGAATTTTATGGCGAGTATAGTTATGGTATATTGAGATTAAGTGAAAGAAACACTGTTCGCTCATATCCAGTCAATACTTCTAACGGAATTAGTGGTATTTTAACAGGGCCAATCATGAGAAGGAAGTCATTCCTAAAAACTCAAAGTTATTCCACATAAATAAATAAAAAATCTAAAAATGGCAGCAATAATTACTGATCAAATAAGAATATTAAATGCAAAGAATTTTGTTGCAGGTGTTTCTACATCCAATAATTCATATTATTCCTTTGTTGGATTGACTGATCCTGCAAAAATACAATCTGATTGGGATAATGATCCCCCTGCTCCAGTGGATAATTTTTCTAGTATGAACGATTATTGGGATACTGCGATCGCTTTAAAAAAAATAAACGCCACTGACATTAGACAGGTTGTCAAAAGAAATACTTGGACTTCAGGTAACACTTATGATTACTATAGGCCTGATTATGGTATATCAAATCCACCAAAACACGCTCAAGGGACATCATTATACTCATCTAATTATTTTGTAGTTAACAGTGATTTCAGAGTTTATATATGTCTTAAAAATGGAACGAGTCCAGAACAATCTGATGGAAAACCATCTCTTGATGAACCGACTTTCACTGATTTAGAACCTAAACCAGCTGGCACAAGTGGTGATGGATACATATGGAAATATCTTTATACTATAAAACCATCTGAATTAGTAAAATTTGATTCAACAGATTTTATGCCAGTTCCTACAGATTGGTCAACAGGAAGTGACAACGCAGCAGTCAGAGATAATGCGGTTGATGGAGGTATAAAAGTCATCATAATACAAAATAGAGGTGTTGGATTGGGAACTGCAAATAGAACTTACACAAGGGTTCCTATAAAAGGTGATGGAACTGGTGCTGAGTGCACTGTTGTTGTTAATGCAGATCAACAGATCGGAACTGTAGAAATAACGAATCAAGGATCCGGATATACCTTTGGAACAGTTGATATTGTTGCTGGTGGTCTACCTAGACCTGATTCTTATCCACAACTTGATGTAATCATTCCTCCAACTGGAGGTCATGGAAAAGACATCTATAAAGAATTAGGTGCAACTAATGCACTTGTGTATTCTAGAATTGAGAATGATCCAGAAAATCCAGATTTCATCACTGGTAATCAAATAGCTAGAATTGGTATCATTGAAAATCCACAATCCTTTGGATCATCATCACTACTTTCTTTGGATAAAGCTAGCGCAGCGTATGCTATGCGTTTAACTGGAACTGGTTATAGTAGTGCTACTTTTACCGCTGATACAATAATTACACAAACAACTGGAACAGGTGTGACTGCTATTGGTAAAGTGATTAGTTATGATCAAGAAACTGGTGTTTTAAAATATTGGCAAGATCGTACAATGGCTGGGTTTACAACAGTTGGTTCAGCAACAACAACACCGATATATGGATTACAAGCTGATAGGTTCACTGCAGATATAGCGACTGGAGGTAGTCTTAGCATTACTGGTGGCAGTATATCATTATCAATCAATAACACTTTTGATGGTCTATCAACATCAATAAATAATAAAACATACTACCTTGGTCAAACATTTACAAGTGGTTTATCAAATCCAGAGGTGAAAAAATACTCTGGAAATATGTTATATCTTGATCATCGACCAGCTATCACTCGTTCTTCTAATCAAAAAGAAGATATCAAAGTTATATTACAGTTCTAATAACTCATGGCTCAAACCACCAATTTAAACGTATCGCCATATTTTGACGATTTTAATGCAGATGACAACTACTATAAGGTGTTGTTTAAGCCTGGTCTTCCTGTTCAAGCAAGAGAATTAACTGGTTTACAATCTATATTACAAAATCAAATTGCAAGATTTGGTCAACATGTTTTTAAAGAGGGTGCAAAAGTCATTCCCGGAAACACATCATATTATAATGATTATTTTTGCGTGGAATTAAATAATGAATATCTAGGTGTAACTGTTGAGTCTTATATAGATCAACTATTAGGTCGTAAGATTGTAGGATTAACTTCAGGTGTTACTGCGATCATACAAAAAATTCTTAAGTCAGTTGACTCGGAGAGAGATAATTTAACTATCTACATTAAGTATCATTCATCTCAAGCATCTAACAATGAAGGAGGAGTTTTTGCTGATGGTGAATTATTAGCTGCAGATATTGATATTATTTCAGGGCCAGAGAATAGTACATTTATACCAAGTGGTGAAGCTTTTGCTTCTACAATAGCATCTAATAGTACATCTACAGGATCATCGTACTCTATATCTGAGGGTGTTTATTTCATAAGAGGCACATTTGTAAATGTCAGCACAGATACTATATTATTGAATCAATATTCAAATACACCAACTGGTAGAATTGGATTAAGAGTTTTAGAGGAAACAATAAATGCTGATGAGGATTCAACATTAACTGACAACTCAAAAGGGTTTAATAATTTTGCTGCACCGGGTGCAGATAGATTAAAAATAACTTGTTCCTTGTTTTTCAAAGGCATAGATGATTTAAATGATAATGATTTTGTTGAATTAGCAAGTGTTAGAGATGGAGTATTAAAAACAAGACCACAGGCAAGTGATTTAAACATACTAGGTGATGAATTAGCTAGAAGAACATTTGCAGAATCTGGAGATTATACAGTAAAACCATTTTCAATTTCAGTCAAAGAATCATTAAACAATAAGATAGGTAACAATGGTGTATATAGTTCTGGTCAAGCAACAGAGAGAGGGTCAATTGCTAGTGAAGATTTAGCTCTTTATCAAGTTTCTGCAGGTAAAGCATTTGTAAAAGGTTACGAAATTCAAAAAATCGGATCAACATTTTTAGACGCATCGAAACCCAGAACAACGAAATTACTTCAAAATCAAAGAGTAAACTATAATACAGGTGCAACTGTAAGATTAAATCGTGTTTTTGGATTACCACAAGTTGGATATGGAAATACTCAAATCGTAGCATTAAGAAGTGAAAGAATTGGTATACACACTGGTGAGCCTGCAGGAGAGGAAATAGGTTTGGCAAGAGTTTACGATTTTGCCTTAGAATCGGGTTCTTATAATACAACAAATAGTAATATCAATCAATATGATATTTCTTTGTTTGATATTCAAACTTTTACAAAAATAACTTTAAACGAAAATCACACATTAACAACTCCAACATTTGTTGAAGGAAAATTTAGTGGTGCGAGTGGATTTTTAAGATCGGCTGTTAGTGCCAGTGCATCCTTAGTTGTTTATGAAACACAGGGTGAATTTGTAATCAATGAACCACTCATTTTTGATGGTATTGAAAATTCAAGAGTATCTGTTGCCGTTACTGCTTTTGGTGTATCTGATGTAAAGTCCATATTTAGTGGGCCTGGAATATCAAACCAAGCAGGTGATAATAATGTGGGATTTGCAAGGACATTTAATAGTGATTTAATTCAAAAAAATTCTTTCTTATTTGGTGATGGTACAATTACTGTTGTAAACGGAACAACTGGATTAAGCACGGTTACAAGTTCAAACCCACAGTTTCCCGGTAAAATTAAAGTTGGTAATCTTCTCAGTTTTGGTGGATTAAATAATGATCTTAAATCAATAGTAAGAGTTGTTGAAAAGGGAACAAGTAGTGTATCAGTCACAGGTGTGACTACAGTTGCTGGAGTTACAGAGGGACAATTACCATTAATTAATTCTGTTGGTGTCACAACTGTTGCTGGCGAATTGGGTTTTTTAAATACACCAGATTTAACTCTTCTTGGCAGCACATTTGAAAAATCTCTTGATAATACTCTATATACTCAATTAACTCGAAGAAATGTCTCAAACGTTGATTTATCAAATACAACTTTAACAATTAAAAAAACATTTGATGTAACCATAGCTGCTGCAACAAATAATTTATCCGCAACTATAAGCACAGGAAATAATGAAACCTTCTTACCATTTGATGATGATAGATATTCATTGGTAAGAAACGTTGATGGTGTAACAGAAATTTTAACAGCAGATAAGTTTGAATTTTCATCTGGTAACAATACTCTACAAATAAACAATATAGGAGAAACTCTCACATCAAACGCAACTGCTACTTTGATAGCCACTGTTGCAAAGGTTAAACCTACAGCAAAAATAAAAAGAAAGAATAGAGTAAATTCTTTACTTGTTGATAAATCAAAATTATCTACATCAGGTGTTGGTGCTACAACTTTAAATGATGGACTGACATTTGGAAGTTACCCTTTTGGAACTCGTGTTCAAGATAAAAAAATATCATTAAACACACCTGATGTTATCAATATTTTAGGTATTTTTGAATCACTTGATAATAATGATCCATCTGCTCCAAAGATGACAATAATCGCTTTAGATAATGAAAGTGGAAATGCTATCGATTTGATCATAGGAGAAAAGATAACTGGTCTTACATCAGACGCAGTTGCCATAGTCGCTGAAATATTATCAGATTCACAAATTAGTATAATACCTCTAAATGACAATGCCTTTAGTGATAATGAAACTATAA